TGGAACCCAGTCTATACTTTGGGATGGTGCGCGGAACTCAGTGACTGCCGACGGACCCGTTTCTGCGGGCGCGACTGTTATCCCGATTTCGTCTGGTTGCCCCGTGAGGTTGCTTGTGGGCCAGAGACTATCTTTTGTCGGCGGCATGGTCACCTGTGCGGAGTACGCGGAAACCGGGGACGTGGCTATCCGCGTAACGCCTTTGCCGATTGACTTAGCTGATGCTCAATCGGTTACGATTGACCAATGGTCGCGCAACGTGTCATTTGCCGACTGCGACATTCAAGGTGGGGATGAGGGGTACAGTGTAGCACGTTCCATCGGCGTAAAGATCACGGGAGGATCGGTCAATGGCGCGGGGCAATACGGCATATTGGCGAACACTGATAGTGAAGTCTATGTGACGGGTACTGTGTTCGCTGATAACGGGCATCGGCGTTTAGTTGATGGGGGTCTTAGCACGCGGGATATTGTGGTAAACCCTGCCGCAACGCTCATCGCCATGAAGTGCCGTTTTGAAGAAAGCTCTTTAGTCGTTTACAACGTCGCATCAGGCAGCGGGGCAGAAAAGGTAAGCCTAGTGGATTGCGTATTTAACGGCTCGCCTATCACAGCAAAGACCAGCTTTGCGGCGCTTACAAATGGACAACCCTATGTGTTTTACAACAACACGGACGGGGTGGGCTTGGCTGTCCGGTTTAACGGCGTGTGGTCTCCATCGCTAACTCTCGGTAACGGCGTGGGTGCGCTGGCGCGCAACGTCAACAGCGCAACATACACAATTTTTGATGACAGAATGATGCTAGACTGGGATGTGAGCATAACCACTCTTGGGGCCGAAACAGGTCAGCTTGACTTGGGGAGCCTCCCGCACGATGTGGAGGACGGCGCAGTTGGGCCGCTTCTATTCGTTTCGGGCGTTGCTTTGGATGGGTCGGGCGGGTGCTTTGTGCGTGCTGTTGGCAACGAACTACGGTGCTTCGAGCAATCTACTAGCGGGGCAAGTTCAGTCCAGCACGACAACCTCACAAGCTCGTCCCGCTTTATCGGATCAATAACGACGAGGCTCTCATAATGGTGGCGGGTTATTCGGCCCTCCTAAATGAAAGCGGCGCAAGGCTTTTTGACGAAATCGGGGTCAGGCTGTTTGACGAAGTAGGGCTATGGGTCGAGCAAGTTGACACGTCCGAGACTTGGACCGGGCAGGCAGACACGTCCGAGACTTGGACCAAACAAAACGACACGTCCGAGACTTGGACGCGGCAACCATAAAGGGTAAGCTATGAAGTACGGACCAATGAGGCCGATTAAGCGCAAGCCAAAACCCACCACGAAGAAAGGCAAGTAAATGGCCGATACAACGACGACGAGTTTTGCCCTTGTTAAACCGGAGGTGGGAGCCTCTGAAGATACTTGGGGAACAAAAAGCAACGCCAATCTGGACAAGGTTGACGACCTGCTAGACGGAACCACAGGCATCACGCCCAACCTGCTGACGGGTTGGGAGGTTGCGGGCGTTGCTGTGACATCTACGGCGGCTGAGCTGAACGTCCTCGATGGCGTCACCGCAACCGTTGCGGAACTGAACATCTTGGACGGCGTTACATCTACGGCGGCTGAGCTGAATATTCTCGACGGGGTGACTGCCACGGCCTTGGAGATCAACGCCCTTGATGGTATTCTTGGCAACGTGCAAAGCAGCATCACTGCGCTTCAAGACTTCAAGGCACCGCTCAGCAGCCCCGCACTGACAGGCACGCCAACAGCACCGACACAAGCGGCAGGCAATAACACAACGCGCATAGCAACAACGGCACATGTGCGCGCCGCAATTCCTGACGTTTTGAACGCATCGGGGTCCGCCCCGCTGTACGGTTGCCGCGCGTGGGTGAATTTCAATGGTGCCAATGGTGCAATTCGGGCGGGTGGCAACGTGTCCAGCGTTACTCGCAACGGTGTCGGGGATTATACTGTCAATTTTACAACTGCAATGCCTGATATTAATTTTGCCGTTGCAGGTTCGGCTGGCTCTGATGAACTTTTAACGCCAGATGACGGTCGCTTATTTTCAGAATTCGGAATGGCTGGACGAACGGTATCATCCTGTCGAGTCTCCACTGCGATTGTGAGCAACTCCATTGATACTACGGTCCTTCGTGACTCTTCTGTAGTTTCAGTCTCCATCTTCCGCTGAAAGGAAACCAAATGGATCAATGCATTACCTACCAAAACAACACAGGCGCGTTCCAGCATACAACCGCGACTGGTTCGTTCAGGCTTGTGGTCGTCGATGCTAATACTGACGTGGCTACGGACGCCGCCGTGGTGATGGTTTCAATCTTCAGATAGGAGCGACAGGATACCCAATGCCATTATTGCCCCTTGATATTCCGCCGGGCGTTTACCGCAACGGCACCGAGTTTGACCAGTCAGGCCGCTGGCGTGACGCTAACCTAGTGCGCTGGCGTGACGGGTCATTGCGCCCTGTTGGCGGCTGGCGCACGCGGATCGCTACGGCATATGACCAGCCCCCGCGCGGTATGCTTGCATGGGAGGACTTGAGCGGAGATCGGCGCATTGCGGCGGGTACGTTTAACAAGCTGTTCTCCACGTCGGCATCCAATGTCACGACTGACATCACGCCAGCGGGCTTTACGGCCGGGCTTGTTCGGTCGGCGGCGTTTACGGGGTACGGCGGCAGCTTTTACGGCGCGGACGCATACGGCACGGAGCGGTCCGACACGGGCAACTTTTCAGAGGCTACAACGTGGGCGCTGGACAATTTCGGGGAAAACCTTGTGGCCTGCTCTAGCAAGGACGGCAAGCTGTACGAGTGGGCGCTTGATACAGGCACGCCAGCGGCGGCAATCAGCAACGCCCCTACGGGCAACCTATCCTTGTTAGTCACGGCAGAAAGGTTCCTGTTCGCCTTGGGCGCTGGTGGCAATCCCCGCAAGGTGCAGTGGTGCGACCGCGAGGCCAACACGACTTGGACAGCTGCAGCAACAAACGAGGCGGGCGATATCGAATTGCAAACGTCTGGGCAAATCATGTGCGGTATCAACGTGCGCGGCCAGTCGCTAATCCTCACAGATCAAGACGCACATACGGCCACCTATCAGGGGCCACCCTTCGTCTATGGGTTTGAGCGCGTCGGGCAATCGTGCGGCATCACATCGCGCAAGGCTTTGGCGTCTGTTGATGCGGGCGCGTTCTGGATGGGGCAAAATGCGTTCTTCACGTTTGCGGGCGGCGCGGTGCAAGAGCTGCCGTGCGATGTTGCGGATTATGTGTTTGGCGATTTGAACCGATCACAGGCCAGCCTAATTCACGCGGTGCCACTGGCGCAGCACGGGGAAATCTGGTGGTTTTATCCATCCGGCGCGTCCAGTGAATGTGATAGATATGTCGCAATTGATTACGCGGAGGGCCACTGGACCATCGGCACGATTGAGCGCACATCGGCTGTCCCTCGCGGCGTGTTCAAATATCCACTCTGGGTGGACGCAAGCGGCAACGTGTACGAGCATGAAGTTGGGCTGCAACACGGTGACGATGCGGTGTTCTGCGAAAGTGGGCCAATCACAATCGGCACGGGCGAGAATGTCATGGCGGTAACAAGCCTGATCCCTGACGAGGAAACGCAGGGCGACGTAACTGCGACATTTAAGACACGGTTTTACCCCAACGGCGATGAACAGACCTTTGGGCCTTACTCGATGGGAACGCCGACTGACGTGCGGTTCACGGGTCGGCAGTTTCGCATGCGGGTTGAGGCCGAGCGGCTTGCAGATTGGCGGGTGGGCGTGATGCGTGTCGAAGCGTTCGGGGGTGGCAGGCGATGAACGGACTACCACCAGTCGGGCCTGACGTGCGTGTCTGGGCGCAGGACTTCCGGCGCACCATTGCGGCTTCGTGGTCGCGGCTAACGTACCGCAGGAACGGAGCAACGGCGGCAGAGGATGGGACAATACTTTGGGATAACGTGGGCGGCTACCCTGTGGTTTCCAAGGCCGGAGCATATGCGCAGGTCTGTCTATTCGTGGGCGTACCTGCAAGCGCAACAGCATCGGGTCAGGCGGGCGAATTGGCACAGGATGCAGCATACATCTACGTCTGCACTGCAACCGACACATGGAAGCGGGTGGCGATATCGACATGGTAAACATTGAGGACTACCGCGAGCAGATCGACAGCGCCCTAGCGTATAGCGGCGGCACGCATGATTTTGATGATGTTGCGCGCGGCGTTATATCGGCTAAAATGCAACTGTGGCCAGCCCGCAACAGTTGTGCTATAACAGAAATAATATGCTACCCGAAAAAGAAGGTGCTTCATGTATTTTTGGCGGCTGGTGACAAGCAAGAGTTGGTCGGCATGATTGAATCTGCGGAGGCGTGGGGCAAAACCCAAGGCTGCGAGAGTATCACGATGAGCGGTCGCCATGGTTGGCTTCGGGTTTTAGGCAGAGAGGGCTGGAAATCGGTCCTAACGGTTATGGAGAAAAGCATATGAGTGGCGGCGGTAAAGGCGGAAGCCAAACAAGCGAGGTGAAAATCCCGCAGTTCGTGGAAGATGCTTCCAAAGCAAACCTAGCGCGGGCGAATGATATTTCGCAGATCGGCTATACACCATACTTCGGGCCAGACGTTGCGGCGTTCAATCCAATGCAGCAAGCGGCCTTTGGTAACACGGGGCAGGCGGCGGGCGCGTTTGGACTTCAGGGCGGCGGTATGACCGGAATGGAGGGTATGCCACAAGCGCAGGACTTCAACGGCATGATGGGTTATTCGTCTGCGCCGATTTATCAGGGCGCGGTTGACCAGCTTCAACAGCAGCGCCCAGGCCAGTATGATGCAATAATGGCACAGTTTCTTGATCCAATGACAGGCGCTCCATCCAGTAATCCAATGCAGCAAATGGCGGCACAACAAGCCGCGCCCAACCCGTATCAGGGCGACTATAACGGCGGCTTTGGCCCGACAGGCGGCGGTGGTCCGGGCGGCGGAAACATGGGATTCGGCGGGTATTCTGGGATCGGGGATGCGTTCAACGGCGGTGGACCCGGCAAGA